TACTATATGGGGGCCGGTAGGTAGTTAATTACTATTATACACCTGAAACGGCATGTTGTCAAGTACTTTTTTCATCCTATTGGTAACCTATTGATTATATTAAACATTATTTTTAAGAAAAGTTGGGTAAAAAGACGTTGAAAAAAGTTTCTTACACACCTATAGTAACCTATTGATTGTATTAGAGTATTTTTTAGCATGTAAGTTTCTGTTAATCGTTGCTCAGTAACCGTATTTTTCCTAAAAAGAAAGCATAATTAAATCAATGACTTACAAAATAGTTAAATTTTATACTTGACAAAATCGTCAGGAGCGTTATAATATATATATATAAACTAAAAAAGGTTTTCTAATGCAAGCACTAACCAAGAAGACGCTTACAGAAAAACAAGAAGCTTTTTTGGAGCATCTTTTTACTTCTGGCGGCAATGTCATTGAATCTTTAGATATTGCGGGGTATCATCCTAGCTCTCGTAGCAATGTAATGCATTCTTTACGGGAAGAAATCATCGCCCGTACAAGAACACAGTTAGCAACTGCAACTGTGAAATCCTCTCGTAGACTAGAAGAGGCTTTAGATGCAGACGGCTCTATCCCTACAAGTCAAATGGAGCTAAGATTAAGAGCGGCTACAGATATTCTGGACAGAACAGGAATTAGTAAGAAACAAGAAATTGATGTTAAAGCAGAGATTGTGCATGGCGTAGTATTTCTCCCTCCTAAACAAGAAGAGATTGTTATAGAACATAATGAGTGATGAAGAAATAAAAAAGAAACGCTCTTATCACGTAAGTAGGAAAGTACAAGCCCAACGTAAGACACAAAAGCAAATTACTGCACAAAAAAATAAAGTAAAAGCGTTAGAGAAAAAGCTAAAGAAACAAAAAGATAATGTACCAAAGGATAAAGGCGTCTTAGATACAGAAAAACACGTAGTATCTGAAGATTCCGAAATTTTATTCAGGCCGAACGATGGCCCTCAATATACTTTCCTCGCTGCCCCTGAAAAAGAAGTACTATACGGTGGGGCAGCGGGTGGCGGAAAGTCCTACGCAATGCTAATGGACCTTCTTAGGTACGCTACTAATGGAAACCATCGTGCACTGCTTTTACGTAGAACTCTTGCTGAACTAACAGAGCTTATCGATAAGAGTAAACAGGTTTATCCAAGAGCTTTTCCTTCTGCCAGATTCAAAGAATCTACTAAGACTTGGGTATTCCCTTCTGGTGCTACTGCGCTCTTCAGTTATGTAGATCAAGATGATGATGTATACAGATATCAAGGACAATCTTTTAGTTGGATTGGTATAGATGAATTAGGACACTATCCAACACCGTATGTATGGAACTATCTTCGCTCTCGCTTACGTACTACTGATCCAAGTATTACTACTTATATGAGAGCAACAGCCAACCCCGGTGGTGTAGGGGGTTGGTGGATTAAGAAAATGTTTATCGACCCTGCCCCACCAGATGTATCTTTTCACGCTACTGATATTGATACCGGAAATGCACTGACATATGGTAAAGGGCATGAAAAAGAGGGACAAGCATTATTTAGCCGAAAGTTCATCCCTGCTCGTTTAACAGATAACCCTTACTTAATGCAGGATGGAACATACGAAGCTATGCTTCTCTCTCTTCCTGAAGTACAGCGTAAAAGATTACTAGAAGGTGATTGGACAGTTGCTGAAGGTGCGGCCTTTAGTGAGTTCAGTCAGCAGATGCACGTAGTTGATCCTGTAGAAATGCCTTATAACTGGATCAGAATCCGTGCTTGTGACTATGGCTTTAGTAGTCCTTCTTGTGTTCTTTGGGGTGCAGTGGATTGGGACGGTTGTATCTGGATATACAGAGAACTGTACCAAACTAAGTTAACAGCAGAAAATCTAGCAGATACTATTCTTGCTTTAGAATCTAATGATCCCGATATGTACCTATCCGTGCTTGATAAGTCTTGTTGGAACAGAACTGGAACTGGTAGAAGTATAGCGATGACTATGATTGAAAAAGGTCTTCGCTGGATTCCTTCTAATTCAGATAGAATGCAAGGAAAACAAGAGATACACAAAAGATTACAATTAGACGATGCAGCACAACCTCGTATTAGAATCCTCAGTACCTGTACTAACTTAATACGAACCCTTCCTTCACTACCAATGAGCAAGACTAATAGTGAAGATGTGGATACCAAAGCAGAAGATCATGCTTATGATGCTCTTCGTTATATGTTAATGACACAACAAAGCAATAGACCTTTTATTCCTTCTTTCTTTAGAGGGGCGCAACAAACACACCAGATAAACGATCAAGTATTTGGGTACTAGGAGAAGATAATGGTAGACAAGTCAATCGCAAAAAGTATATACGACAAAGTATCGAAGGATGACCGTTCAATCATGAAAATGGTTGTTGACTATTTTTCAAACCCGGATCACAAAAATAAATCGATTGCGAAAATGATCGTAGACCTTTTGAGTAATAATCCAGGCGCAACTGTTACGAAAAAAGCTCTTACAAAAGCGGCTAAGCAAGCCAAGTCTACTGTCGTGGTTACCGAAGCTAAGAAAGCGCAGCCCGCCCCGCCCAAACCAACTGGGGGTTTAGCTACCCGTGAACTTAATAAAGCAGAACGGGATACACTTGAAAGAAATATAGCTAAAGACAAAAGATTGAGAGAAGAAAATAAAAATATAGATAAGGCACTTAGCACACCACTACCGGCTAAAAACATTTCCGAAGCGAAACCAGTAGTATCTGTTACACCAGAATCAGACGGTATAGTTATCAATGCCAGAGATAGTAGTGCTCCTCCTGCCCAGTTAAAGGCGGCAAAGAAGTATTTAGAGGCTGAAGAGTCTGATAAACCGTTTGGTGAGAAGGCGGGTAAGGATGCTATTCAGAATTTCTTTCAGACTACGTTTGGATATACCCCTACTGTATCCTATGATTTCCCGACAGAAGAAGAGGCCCGTGGTGGAATGAAACGAGGCGGAAAAGTAAAGAAAACTAAATCGAAGCCTACTAAGAAATATGCAATGAATAGAGGTGGCAAAGTTACTTCTGTTCGTAAACCAAACAGAGCATAAGGAGAAACAATATGCCTAGTAATTATCGTTATCCCGGCAAGTCGGACTTTGAGAGTGCGGCCCCTGCTGGTCGTATGAGTGATGCTAATGAATCCTCGCTATACCGTGAAAAGATGGAAAGTGATTTGATTGGCAGCACCAAGGAAGCTTTTAAATCTTCAGTATCCGTTCCTTCTCCTAAAGGAAACAATATTGATTCTTCCTTATGGAAGATGGCTGACGACCATTCGATCTACTCTAAGTAAGGGAAAGAATGTCTTTGGAAGATCAAGAAGCTGGTGCTATAGAGCTAGATGCTAAAGAAACTCCCGGTGTAGTAGAATATATAAAACAACGGTTTACTGAAGCTGAACACGGCAGACAGACAGACGAACAAAGGTGGTTGAATAGTTATAAGAACTATCGTGGAATTAACGATGGAACTACTACCTATTCTGCTGCTGAAAAGTCTAAGGTATTCATTAAGATTACCAAAGTAAAAGTCTTAGCCGCTTTCGGACAGATTGTAGATATTCTATTCGCTAACAATAAGTTTCCTATTACAGTATCCAGTACTCCTATTCCAGAAGGAATTGCAGAGTTTGCCCATATTCCTTCGCCGGAAGAACAGCAGCTTCCTTCTGAACTTAAAGATATGCCCCTTAATCAATTAGGTTTTGAAGGTGAGGACATACAGGAGTTTCTTTCTGGATTAAAAGAAAAGTATAAAGGCTCTTCTTTAGTAGAAGGCCCTTCAACTCTTGATACAGCGCAGATATCTCCTGCCGATATTGCTGCCCGTAACATGGAAAAACTAATCCATGATCAAATGACAGATACAGGTGCAATGACTATTCTTCGTCATGCTATCTTTGAATGTTGTTTGTTGGGAACAGGTATTATTAAAGGCCCGTTTAACTTTAATAAAACTGTACACAATTGGCATATAAGTCCTGAAGGAGAAAAAGTATACGAACCTTATGATAAAATTGTACCAAAAATGGAAGCAGTTTCCTGTTGGGATTTCTATCCTGATCCTTCTGCAATTTCTTTGGATGATGCAGAGTATGTTATTCAACGACATAGGATGGGCAAGGAGCAACTGAGAAGTTTAATTAAACGCCCATACTTCGATAAAGATGCAATTGATTCTGTACTATCAGAAACACCACAGTATGAAACAAGACATTTTGAACCTGAAATTCATTCGGAAGGGGATGACTATCTCTTTACCGATAAAAGATACGAAGTCTTTGAATACTGGGGAATGCTGGATGCAAACACCGCCCGTCTATTCGGTATTGAAATTCCTGAATATATAAGTGATTTAGATTCTGTACAAGTAAATGCATGGATTTCTGGTAATAGAATTCTACGCCTTGTTCTTAATCCTTTTGTTCCCGCTCGTATTCCTTATCTTGCTTTTCCTTATGAACTGAATCCATATCAGTTATTTGGTATTGGTGTAGCGGAGAATATGCAAGATACTCAAATGCTGATGAATGGGCATATGAGAATGGCTATTGATAATCTTGCTCTAGCAGGAAACATGGTCTTTGATATTGATGAAACACAACTTGTCCCCGGTCAAAATATGGAAGTATTCCCCGGTAAGATTTTCCGTAGGCAATCTGGGCAAACAGGCCAAGCAGTAAATGGTCTTAAATTCCCCAATACTGCACCGGAAAATCTACAGATGTTCGATACCGCTCGTAGGCTTTCTGATGAACAAACAGGTATTCCTTCTGTCCTACATGGACAAACAGGAGTAACAGGTACTGGTAGAACTGCTGCTGGCCTGAGTATGCTTATGAACTCTGGTGGATTAAGTATAAAAACAGTTATTAAAAATGTAGACGATTTCTTATTGAAACCGTTAGGAGAATCTTTCTTCCAATGGAATATGCAATTTAATGATGATGATGCAGAGATTAGAGGCGACTTAGAAATTAAACCAAAAGGTACTTCTTCCATCATGCAGAAGGAAGTACGAACACAACGTCTTACAACCCTGCTTCAAACTGTAGCTAATCCTATGCTTGCTCCATTTATCAAGATTCCGAATTTAATGAAAGAACTTGCTATTTCTCAGGATATTGATCCAGATCAATTAGTGAATGATCCTAATGAAGCAGCAGTTTTTGCAGATATTTTAAGAGGACTTATGGATGCAACTACAAACAGCCAAGAACCTTCTCCCGGTAGTCAACAACCCCCAAGTATGGGAGCCGATACAGGCGTACCTACAGGAGCAAATCCAATGGACCAATCGGGCGTTGGTGGCGGAAACATCGGAATTGGAAATGCGCCGGTTGCAGGGGAGAGCAATTTTACTGGAAATGTTGTCCCAATCGAAGGAGCGGGTGAAGGAAACTTTGAATAATTTCGAGAGAGAAAAAAATAATGTTCGATAGCAACGAAATGGATCAGCTAGGGTTTGCTAAGAAAGA